TCCGAGCTCGCCGCGATGCGGCCGCGCTCGCATTCCGTCGGGCAGTCCGCCCGCTCCACAGCCAGTAACCCAGGAGGTTCTATGTCTGGCACCACGCAGGGCGGTCAATCGGCTGCCCAAACCACGGCCGTCGTCACGGCGCCGGCTATCACGCGCGAGAGCCTCGAGCGCGACAACCCCGCCCTCTTCGCGCAGCTGCGCGGCGAGTTCGGCGCCGCCGGCGCTCAGGCCGAACGCGATCGGATCGCCTCCGTGCGCGCCCAGTCGCTGCCCGGCCACGAGAAGCTGATCGAGCAGCTCGCCACCGACGGCAAGACCACCGGCGCCGAAGCCGCCCAGGCGGTGCTGGCGGCCGAACGCTCGGCGCGACTGGCCCATGCCAACGCCTTTGCGGGTGACGCGCCGCAGCCGGCGCCGGCGAGCTCCGCGCCTGCGGTCAGCGCCGGCGCGGCCGCTCAGGACAAGTCGCTGCCGATCGAACAGCGCGCCAAGGCCGAGTGGGACGCCAAGCCCGAGGTCCGCGGCGAGTTCGCCAGCTTCGAGAGCTACCTGGCGCTGCGCAAGGCCGAGGAGTCGGGCCGCGTTCGCGTGCTCGGCAAGAAGACCGCCTGACAACCCCCACCACGAGGACCCATCACCATGAAGTCGATCCTGCTCATTGCGGTCGCCGCGCTGGCGATCGCCGCCTTTGCCCTGCCGGCCGTCCGTCAACTGGCTGCCGACCTGGCGCACCGTGCGCACGACGCGCTCTTCAACCACCTGGCCAAGAGCGGCGCCATCCTCACGATGACCACGCTGGCAGCCAACAAGCCCCGCGGCTACGAACTCGGCGAGTTCAACGAGATCCCGGTGATCGCTGCGGACATCATCTACGAGGGTGCCGCGGTCGGCGACAACGGCTCTGGCCTGGCGCGTCCGCTCGTCGCCCTGGACCCGTTCATGGGCTTCGCGCAGCGCAAGGCCGACAACAGCGGCGGTGCCGCCAGCGCCATCAAGGTGCAGGTGCGGACCAAGGGCCTGATCGAGCTGACCGTCGTCGGCGCCTCCAGTGCTGCCGATGTCGGCGAGGCCGTCTACGCCAGCGACGACGACACCTTCACGCTGACCAGCACGAACAACACGCCGGTCGGCAAGGTGCACCGCCACGTCAGCGGTACCACCTGCGTCGTGTACTTCGAGGCGGTCTCGGCCCGCTCGATCTGACCAACCTCCACTGAGTCGAAAGGACCACTCAAATGGACCAGTCCATCCTGTCGAGCCGCGCCGTGCTGGGCATGTACTACGCCGCGCTCGAGAACCCCATGAACGCCGGCTGGATCGCCGGCGTGGCGAACCTCTTCAACAGCGACCAGGCCTCGGAGCAGTACCCGTTCCTCGGCCAAGTGCCGCGCATGCGCGAGTGGATCGGCGGCCGCCAGGCCAAGGGCCTCGCCGGCAACCTGCTGACGATCGCCAACAAGCACTACGAGGCGACGATCGAGATCGCCCTGCGCGACCTGCGCCGCGACAAGACGCCGCAGATCCAGGCGCGCATGAGCGAGTTCGCCCAGGAGGGCGACGCGCACTGGGGCACGCTGCTGTCGGCGCTGATCATGGCCGGCACCTCCACCGTGTGTTACGACGGCCAGTTCTTCTTCGACACCGACCACAGTGAAGGCGCGAGTGGCACGCAGGACAACGACATCTCGGTAGACATCAGCGCCGTGCCCGGCGCCGGTACCGACAACACGCCCACCTTCCCCAACGCGGCGCAGATGCAGGCGGCCATCGTGAAGGGGATCGCGCAGATCCTGTCCTTCAAGGACGACCGCGGCCGCCCGATGAACAGCAACGCGAAGCGGTTCCTGGTGACTGTGCCGGTCGGGCTGTACATGCCTGCGATCGCGTCGCTGTCGGCCATCAACCTGGCCGCGCTGCAGCAGAACATCAACCCGGTGCAGGCGGCCGGGCTGTCGATCGACGTGCAGATGATGCCGGAGCTCACCTGGACCGACAGCTTCGCGGTGTGGCGCACGGACTCGCCGATCAAGGGCCTGATCCGCCAGAACGAAACCGACCCGATGGTCAAGATGAAGGACGAGAACTCCGAGTTCGCGTTCGACAACGACGCCATCCAGATCGGTGTGGACGCCTGGCGCGGTGCCGACTACGGCCTGTGGCAGCGCGCCTGCTACGTCACCATGGTCTGACGGGAGGTCGCCATGCACTACGTGGTCACGGCCACGCTGCGCCTCCCGGCCGGCAGCGTGGTCGGCCTGAGCGACGCTCAGGCTTCGCGGCGCAAGCACATGCTCGTTCCTGTCGCCAAGCGCAAGGGCTGGTACGCCGCATCGCTGGACCTGTGCTTCAAGGTCGGCGAGGCGATCCAGTACGAGGGCGAGCTGCCCAAGGCCCTGGCCAGTGCCGTCGAGGCGCCCAAGCGAGCCGGCAAGACCGCGGGCGGCGAAAAGCCGCCCGCCAATCCCGGCAAGGTCGCGGGCGGCGAGGGCGAGCCGCCACGAGGCGACGCTGACGGCGAGGGGGACCCGTCGTGATCCAGGAGGATCTCGACACCTTCCTCGCCGACTTCGGCGAGGACGGCCTGCTCGACGGCGTGGCGGTGCGGGTGATCTTCGGGTCGCCCTACGCCGCCCTGCCGTCGGACGGCCTCGGCATGTCTTCGGCGGAGCCCCGCGTGCTGATCGCCAGCGCGTCGGTGCCCGCCGAGGCCAGCACCGAGACGGCCGACCTGGTGCTCGAGCTCCCCGAAGCCGCGACGCTGCGCCCCGGCATGCCCACGCAGTACCGCGTGCGCGAGGTCCAGCCCGACGGCACCGGAGCCTTCAGCACGCTCATCCTCGCGGAGGCCTCCGCATGACCGCCTTCGCCGACATCGCCGAGGCCTACAAGGACCGCCTGCTCGAGGCGCCGCAGATCGTGGGCGACCGCGTGCAGCGCGGCCGCGTGGCGGCGCTCAAGGCCGGCTGGGCCAACGGCATCGTCGTGCGCATGGTGCGCACCGCGGCGCAGCTCGCCGGCGTGGGCATGGGCGCGCCGAAGGACTGGACCACCACGCTGGGCGTGGAGGTCTTCGCCCGCGGCACCACGCCCGAGGCCGCCGAGGACGCGCTCGACGCGCTGGTCGGCCTGGTCTACGCCCGCCTGGCCGGCTGGGAGCCGCCCGGGCTGTCCGTCGTGGACGCGATGTCCGAGCCCGCCATCGTCTGGTCGGCTGAAGAAGGCGAGGGCGCCGTCGCTCGCGCCACCCTCGTCGTGTCTCTCATCCACCGCACCCAGGCCGCCGCGCTGGTGCCCCAACCCTGACCCTCTCAAGGAGCACACCATGCCCCGCTACACGCGCAAGCGCCTGATCCTCGCCAAGACCGAAAGCAGCTACGGCGTCGACGCCGCACCGGCTGCTGCCGATGACTCCGTGCTCGTGAGCGAGATCCGCTCCGCCTTCGAGCCGAACAACGTGGACCGGGCGCTGATCCGCCCGTACTTCGGCTCCAGCGAGCAGCTCACCGGGGCCCGCAGCATCGCGCTGGGCTACAACGTCGAGCTCGTCGGCGCCGGCCCGGCCGGCGGCGCGCCGGCGTGGGCGCATCTGCTGCGCGCCTGCGCCATGACGGGCGCTGCCGACACGCCGGTCACCATGACCGAGATTACGATCAGCGCCCAGGCCTCGGACAACAGCTTCAACGACAGCGGCGCCGCCTTCCTGACCGAGGGCTTCGCGGTCGGCATGACCGTCACCGTCAGCGGCTTCACCACGCCGGCGAACAACCTGACCGGCATCATCACCGCGCTCACCGCCGGCAAGATGACGATCGGCGGCACCGACGGCGACGGCATCGTCGACGAGGCGGCCGGCGACAGCGTGACCATCACCTCCGTCGCGCGGTACGACTTCCTGCCCATCACCGACGCGATCCCGTCGCTGACGCACTACTACTTCCTCGACGGCACGCGCCGCATCGCCCTGGGCTGCCGCGGCAACGCGCGCGCGGTCCTGAACGCCGGCGAGATGCCCATGCTCTCGTTCGACTTCCGCGGCAAGGACGGCGGCCTGGCCGCGGTGGCGCTGCCGACCGACGCCGACTTCAGCGCCTTCATGACGCCGGAGATCCCCACCGATGCGAACACGCTGGACCTGGTGATCGGCGGCACCATCAGCACCACGGGGGCGGTGGGCATCACCGGCGGCACCGCCATCCCGTCGCTCGGCCTCGAGGTGAACCTCGGCAACGACACGCCGCTGGTGCCGCTGATCGGCGACGAGAGCGTCGACGTGGTCGACCGCGCGGTGGTCGCTACCCTGCGCCTGAGCCTCAGCGCCGCCCAGGAGGTGGCGCGACAGCTGGCCGTGCTGGGCAACACGCTGAGCAGCGTGGGCCTGATCCACGGCACGCGCGGCGGCTCGCGCGTGGCGCTGTGGCTGTCCACCGCGCAGTTCACCAACCCGCAGGAAGAGGACTTCAACGGCCGTGCCATGGTCCGCTACGAGCTGCGCGGCGTGCCCGACCCGGCCGGCACCGGCAACGACGAGTTCCGCCTCGTCGCCAGCTTCTGAGCGGAGGCCGCCGCATGTTCCGTCTGGACCCGAACCCGGAATTCTGGTGGCCTGTCGTCGTGCGCCGGCCCGACGAGGGCAAGCCCGGCGAGATGGCCGAGCACCAGTTCGAGGCGCGTTTCAAGTGGCTCGACGACGAGGCCTACGCCGCCTGGCTGGCCGAGGCGCGCGAGAAGCAGCTCGCCGATCGCGATGCCGCGCTGCACGTGCTCACCGCCTTCCGCAACGTGCTGCAGGAAGACGGCACGCCGATGCCGGCCGACGAGGCCGGCATCAAGCGGCTGCTCGCCCAGCAGGGCGTGGCCACCGCGGTGATCGCGGCCTACTTCGAGAGCCGCGATAAGGCCGCGCAAAAAAACTTGCCGAGGCCGCGCTGACCTGGGTGCAGCGCGGCCTCGAGGACGACGCCGAAGACCCACTACTCCAGGACGCCAAGGCGATGGGCGCATCCGAACGATCGCTGCAGCAGCTGCGTGGCGCCATTGAAGAGCGGCGCCACGCGCGCGGCAGCTTAGGCGTGTGGCCGCGGCACTGGCACGCGGTGCAAGTCTTCTGCGCGATGGGCACGCAGTGGCGCACCCACCTCGGCGCCAAGGGCCTGATCTACCAGGGCCTGGACTACGCCGCGCTGCGCCCGGTGCTGGCCGAGCACCGGCACGGCAAGCACCGCCAGCCGATGGAAGTGCTCATGCCGCAGCTGCGCACGCTCGAGCTCGCCGCGCGCGAGCACCTGAACGACTGACCGGGCCGCCACCGTGACCAGCCAGACCCGCGACTACGTCTTCCGCCTGCGCGGCGACGCCGACCAGCTCTCCACTGCGCTGGACCGTGCCGCGCAGCGCACCGAGGCGCTGGCCGGCAGCACCGAGAGCCTCGCGCGCGACCAGGCCGCCGCGCGCGCCGCCGGTGATTCCTTCATCGCCAGCCTCACGCGCCAGGCGCAGAGCGCCGGCAAGACGCAGAGCGAGCTGCTCGCGCTGCGCGCCGCCGAGCTCGGCGTCGCCGACGCGGCGCGCCCGCTCATCCAGCAGCTGCAGGCCGCCACCGCCGCCCAGCAGGCCGAGACCGCCGCCGCGGCGCAGGCGGCCGCCGCGCAGCGCGCGCTGGCCAACATCCGTGCGGCTGCGCAGCAGCAGGAGCGCCAGGCCTTCCAGGCGAAGCAGCAGTTCATCGACCAGCTGCAGCGCGAGGCCGAAGCGATCGGCAAGACGCGCAGCGAGCTGCTGGCCCAGCGCGCGGCGCAGCTCGGCGTAACGGCGCAGGCGCAGCCGCTCATCCAGCGTCTGCAGGCCGGCGAGCGCGCCTTCACCGGCTTCGCGCGCGGCGGCAAGCTCAGCGCGCAGGAGCTC